TCGTCCACCTCCAGCATGATTTCCATGACAAGATCACAGAGTTCATCGTCTGCCTCGAAAGGTGCGATCTGTGAGTCTACGAAGTCCATCACCATTTCAAAGTCCGCCTCAGGGTTAGCGTTGCAGAATTCGGTGATGCCACTGATGTCGAGTTCGATTGTTTCGTTGTTGTTCATGAGTCTACAATAGAGGGTTTTGAGTGCTGTGCCTATTTTGTGTGGCACCTTGTCAACTGTCACAGTCCGTTGAGATAGTCTGCCAGTTCCTCTTCATACTGTTCCTTGGTGTCAAAGGTGCGACCATGGATCACACGGGGATACGTGGCATCAAGACCAGCAGCGGCGACCATCTCGCAGTCGGCACGATCGTATCCCATCTCAACGAGATTGTTGACGTATGGGTTGTTGCTTGGTGTTTCGTTGTTCATGTGTATACAATACAGGATCTGAGGCAGAAATCAAGTGATAGTGGACAGCATGTGGATTGTCCTGTGGAATAAAAGTTTTCCACAGGCAGCTGACCAGTTTGTGTTACTTAGTGGTGTTAAGTTGTTTAAACATAGTGATGCAGTGTTTAATAACAACAAACCAAAAGAAATGTGGACGTGTGAGGTTCTCAAACCCTGGCACGTAAGGTTCTGTTCCAGACATGAAAAAATCCCAACCATGTATACACTACACGATCAGGATCAGTTTAGTTAAAATAGTGGACAGTTCAACTAGTGGCACACAAAGTGTAGTCAGTCATCGAATTCAGTGTAGTCTTTAAACTTACGTTTGGATTTGTTACGAGAATTGTGACGCTTAGCGTTGTTGATCTTGTAACCATAGTCCTCGTAATCATCTCCAATCAGTGATGCTTTGCTTGTCACGTCTGGGTTAAACTTCTTGGTTGATTTTGCCATCTTTCAGTGAAATTAATCAATTAGTATCAAAAATACATCAATATTTAGTGTTTATGGTAAGAATTTGGATTTTAACTCCAAATCTTGCTGTTTAATACTATTATTGATCAATTTACCTAGTGATTCTTTACTATCAAGACATTCTTGAATAGTATTAGCATAATTCTCACAATTTAATGTATAAGTATACACATTTTGTGAACTATTATACATTATCTCTACAATATCTTCTCTTACTACTACTCTATTAATAGCAGAACTTTCTAGATTATTAAAATCTTTGATAATTGGAGAAAATTGACTTTCTGTCATTTCTAATTAATAATTAAAACTTAAATTTTAAACTTTCTCATTTTCTGTAATTTCTCAAAATCTTAAAAAGTTAAGTTTTTGGAATTTTGATATTTTACAGATTTTGAGATTATCACAGAAACTCGAAAGTCTTCGTTCCTTGCCCCTGTGAGACCTCTGTATTCTACCACATGACTCCGAGTATCTTTGAGGGGGTTGTGCCAGTTCTCAGCGTGTCATAGAGGGCGTTGACAATCGTTGCAGTGTGCGCTAAGACAACAACTCCACCGCACCTTACCTATATTAAATAAACCATTTAGTTTTCCACAGGTTTTTCCACAATGTTTTCCACAGGCACTACATGTAGTCAGTGAATTGTATTGCTAACACTAGGGAGTGCTGTTACGGAACTCAATAGAGTTTTGTAAGTTTTGTCCAATTAATCCATGAGGTATCACATTGAATGCTAGAGTCAATCTTTCTTGTGTTGAGTTGTTTGGTGTCACCATATGTTGGAGATGTGATGGGAACAATAAGAGTGTATTAGGTTGTGGATCAATGATGTATTCGTTGCCTGTATACTGTGTTGATTGTTCTGTTGTATCCATCTGTATTTGCATGGAGAATAACTTATCATTTGATGAGTTATTTCTTTTGAATAGAAACTTACCACTGTTAGATGGTATGTTAATGAATACTACACCAGAGATGATTGAATTAGAATGGTTGTGTAATTGACAGTAACCATGTTGTTTATGTAAGTTCAACCATGACGTTGTGATTTGTGTATTGGTTGTATATCCTAACTGTGTGGTGTAACTATCTAAGTGTTGTTGTATTTGTTGTTGTAGTTGGGGATAATTGTTTAATATATTTGTTGAGTAAGAGATGTGACCATTACCACAATCATAGTATTGATAGTTTGTATGATCAATGTTGGTTGTGATATGTGATTGATAGATTGGTGTAGGGAATATATTTGTTATCGCCATCGTGGACCTATCACCCAACCTACTAACACATCTCTACGACCTTTCTTAACTGGTGTGACACGATGATAACAGTTAGAGTCAAAGATCACGAGTGTGCCTGCTTTCTTTGGAACTTTAGTGAGACCTGATGGGTGTTTGAGTATTTGTAACTCTCCACCTTCGTAGTCATCATTGAGTAGGAGAGAGAAAGAGATCTTACGATTGAATTGGTGTTGCATATCATAGACATGTTCAATCGACTCTGTGTGCTTATTGTAGTTGAATAGAGTATGATCTTGATGCCATTTGTAGTGTCCACCCACGTCGTAACTCATGAATTCAATCATGTCATCACCAAAGCATGTAATATCATATTGAAAGTTATGTTGATTAACTCTCATGATATAATGCCAGATCATACCACAAAACCAATGATACGTAGGGATAGCACATGAGACATTATCACGATATGACTTGTCTTCTTGTATCCCTTCTTTGGTTAGTATTTGTGTTGGTGTTGCATGTGGTCTGAACTCTTCACACTGTTGTATAATCTCTTGTAGGACTGGTTGTGTGAGATTAGTATGAAAGTAGTTGCAGTTAGCAGCAGAGAACAGTTCAAGATTGGGATTTTTCTGCATACAACTCTTCCATTTCTTTCATATTAACATAGAAGATATCTTCTACATTGTCAGGGTCAATCCATTCAACAAACTCTTCTGCAACAGCAATAGCATCTTCTGAACGCTCTTTCGACATAAGAAACTTGAAGCGACGTTCTCTATTCTTGAGAGTCTTGTCTACTTGAGTGAAGAAATCGTTATTCATTTGATAGTCAGGATGTTGGAGAGGTGATCGTAGGTAACGAATTCTTGTTTGGTATTGAGTGCAAGTCTCAAACCTTTAGCAAACTCATTAGGAAACTTAGAGAAATAACGCCAGTATTTGTCTGGGTCAATGTCGTTTGGAACTGGTTTGAATGTTGTTGATGTCAGTTGTTGGAGTTCAACTAATTCTTTGACATGATCGGAGATTAAATTCACTTGACGTAGACCTCGTTGTTTTGTTCGATTGTGAGTGCTTGTGCTTGTTGTAGTAGTTGACACATATGTGCAACATGATCTACATCTTCATCATTTGGATTGAAATCATAAGACGTAGACCAATCAGGTGTGCCGTCATCATGAGTATAAGCACCAAACATGTAACCATCATCTTCAATAGCAAAGACGTGTGGATAAGTAACAAGATAGAACTTGGGACTAGTCATCGATCTGTGTGGTGGATGTGTTCAGTATACTATGTATTGGGCAGGATGTCAACCCTTGTAACCTGCATTGCGGTAGAGATAACCGCCTGCCCAGTCAGCATGTTCCATCATCATCTCACGCTCTTTGATGATGAGCATATTGAATCTTACACCCTTGGCAGGTGCTTTGATTGATGCTGGTTTGTATACTTCACCAGTCTTACGATCTACAAAAGCATGAACAGAACGTGAACCATTTGCATTCATCATGATCTTGTGATACTTTCTACCTGTATCAACTGTGAAATTATAACCACAACGACCATCTTTCAAGTCATCAATACATGCTTGATGATATTCTTGCTTATCAGTTGCCATAAAGAACTCATGACGACGAATTGACTCGTTGATGAAGTTTGAAACCAGTGCATCACACAACTCAAAGCAATACTTAGTGATATTGATTTGATTGGTGTTCTGTGCATCCTGCTGAGCACAGAAGTCAGAAAACTCTTTGTTCAATGAAGTGGTGGTCATGTGTTTTGTGCTGATGTGAATAGTATAGGGCAGATTAGGCGTTGCGGACCTCACCACCGACCACTACGTCAGCTGGCACACGAGAGACAGTGTAGCGACGGATCTGCTGTGAGAATGGACGCCATGCCTCCACAGTCTCACCCACAATGCGATCATGCTGACGATCCATGCCCTTAGCAGTGGTGCATTTGCCACACTTGCGGAAATACACGATGGGGTGCTGGGGAGCATCAACAGTGTCGATCTCGATCTTGTAGAAGCAGTGCTTGACGACTGTGGTGGTCATGTGGTGTGTCCCGTGCTGATGAATATAGTATAGGGCATTCGGATGCCCTGTGGCGGTTCAGTGGACACTTGTCAGGCTGGTCTACGAATGGGTCTGTCAAACAATTTCATCTGATAACCTTCCTTCAGTGCATGAATGATAATGTTATCGTATGAATGTGATCGTAGTGGGATGTGTCTATGAACTAAAAAGTCTTCACAGTCTTCTGCAATTGCCTCCTTAAGTTCATGTGGCATTCTGTCTAGAAATGAGCGATCAATCATTGTGATAATGGTGTAACGTTTCTAATTATAAGTCATGAATGCCTGACATTGCAATAATTTTATGATTTCTTCTTAAACTTACGTCGTCCTGATAGGTATTGGTAGTCTACACTACGTTGTTCATATTTAATACCAGCAGCAATCAACTCATCGATCTTCAATGAACACTGCACACGTCGTTGTTTCTTACTATCAACCTTGGGATTGATCACATACAATGCACTCTTATCTTCTATCTCTTCTTTGAACACCTTACGTGATAGTTTTGTCTCTTGCTGTGCTTCCTTACTCTTGGTGATGCTCTTGATATATGATACGAAAGCATCAATATTTTCTCTCTTCATCTTACCCCACAACACATCATAGTCTGATGGTGTGATATAAAACTCATACTCAGTATGAAATGTCTTGATATCACCTACTTGAACATATTGTCCTACAATAAGATTATATTCCTGATGCTCCATCTTCTTCTGGATATCACCACAACAAATAGTATTGCTACCAGTAGACTTCACACTACCATTATAATCAACAACGATGCCATCAACTAAATCAAACTCATCAGTATATCCTCCACCCTTGAGCGCATCATACTCATCCTTAGTGTAACCAGTGCGCTTCTTGATTACATCACTCTCGTAAGAGTTACCATGTGCTTGAACTTCCATCAGGCAAACCCTTTTTTCTTCTTGTAGTCATGAACAACCACCACTTGATTAGTGATGATAGAACTCCACCAATGATTTCTCACGAGTTCATAGTCATGAAACGTTCTGTTTCCAAGAGTGTAATAGTGTCTGTCGTAGAGTTTGTCACTTGTTTGAGTGAACCAGTCAGAATTAGTTGTTGGTGTCATTGTTCAACAAATGATTTGAGTAGTGGCATAGCAGAGTATGCCGTAGTGTTACCTAAGTCTACTGGTTTGCCAGGACGTTTGTGGTTAATTGGGGCAATGTAACATTGTTTCTTTGTGTTGTAGAATCCCCAGATTGAGACGACAGGATCATTGGTGTAACTAAACCTAGCATGATTCCTAATCCAAATGCCAACGATGTTGGTCTTATGTTCTTGAACATAGTATGTGAAACCTTGTGGTGGTTGATGAGGGAAATCAGTTGGTAGTTCTGTCATTAAAGATCAGCATGGAGCATCTCATCAACAGTCATCTCAAGTTCTGCTGCTCGCAGTTCTAGTTCATCACAACATGTGTCATCATCATGTAGATCAATCATGTCAGTGTCAACAAAACTGAAGAGTTTGTCGAAGAGATCATTTACGAACTGTTTGTTGCTGGATTGTTGAGTCATAGTAGTTCATCATTTGAGTGTCACGCTGCGCTAAGAATAGCAGGTAACATGTGATAGCGACAAAGGCAAAGATGCCGCTCAGGAGATACTGTGTGATTCTCATCAAACTGCCATTGGAGCATACTCGGAGCGTGGCATCTGCTCTACGTTGTAGTTAGTTACCTCAGCACCGTTAGCAATACGCTCTGCCCACTCGTGCTTAGCGGTGAGCATGGTGACAGTGCTGTAGGACTTGAGACCGTTAGCATTCCAGGTGACACGCTTCTGGAAACGCTTGACGACAGTGCCAGACTCTTCAGCGATGAATGCTTCAGGAAAGAAGTCAACGGTGGTGACGAGTGTGGTGAGTTGCATGGGTGTCTCTCGATTACTTTGTAATCATAGCAGCTTCCAAGCGGGTGTTGGGGGGTCTGGTAGACACTTCGACCACTGGCACTCAGCATCGCGCCATTGCTTTCGTGCTGACTTATAGATGGTATCGTTCGCAGCATCATCACGATACATCTTGAAGATTTTAGCAGATTCTGCGTAACAGCACGTCGCATGGTCCGTCTCTTGCGGACGAATCTTGCCATTTTTAGCGTATTTACGTCCAGAATGGTGATTTGCGTAGCGTCGTGCTCTTGTAAACCCCATTTCAAGGAACTTTCTGCACATGTCCATGCCAACAAAGTCCCCTTCAGACATATATTCGTAAAACTTGCGATGCAGAGTCTCCGCACTGACCTGTGCCTCCTCTGGAGTTTTAAAACGCCAGAAAAGACAGAGTTGTGCAGAATAGGGTTGAACTAGCAACACTCCTTGTTCGCCGCGGCCAATACGATAGAGATGACGCTTATCATTCTCTGTGAAGTCAAGTGACTTGTAGTCCAACGAATAATCAAACTCAATCATCAGTCTGCTTACGATTCTTGATAGTGTGTGGTTTCTCAAACTTGAACTTCTTGTTCATTAGTTTGTTCTCATGTCTGATAGCATTGAGAAGATCATTACGATCTTCCCAACACCCGTAGTCAAATTCACCCTTGTCTCTTGTAGATTTCGTCATTGATCTTTTGATGTAGTTTTTGATGCTTCAGGGCAGGAAGATCAATCTGTTCTGCTTCAGCAATAGTATACGTTGTTGTTCTTTCCAGAACAGTTCGTAGGTATACAAGTTCGTCAAGGTTGAGTTGCATTGTTCAGTATGTAATAAGTTGTGGTTCTAACGTTTGTGATTCCTTACTCCCCATGTCATCTCCATTGCTATTGTCAGCAATAGGATGAACACTAGGACGAAGATTGTGCTCACTTTCCAACTCCATAGTCACCACCATCCTCTGCATGTTTGCGTTCAGTTTCATGTAATGCTTTGAGTGCCTCTTCAACCTCAGGAGAATGTTCCCACTCCCACATGTCACCCTTCTCAGTGATTCTGCTCTTCGTGCTCATTTACTTTCCTCAATGTGAAATAGTCGTCATGTGATTCAAAGTCAATCACAGTGTCAGTTGTCCATCCTAACTCCTCTAAGAGTTCATCTGGCAATGGTAACACGAGATCACCATTTTCGTCAACCTCAACCTGACTGTAGTATTTTGAATTGTTAGTCACAGTAATTCCATCCCATTTAACTCGTCTGCGCTCCCAAGGCATCAAAATCATATCTGAGTTTGTAGTCTTTGGGGAGCATATTATATCTAGTAATGTGCTTCTCTGCGTGTTCAAAGCATTGAAAGTGACACACTTTGCTCTCACGCTTGTCATCAAGACGATAAGGAAATGTCTCCCATGGGAATAGTTTCTTATCGTATGATCTAACTGCTACGATATCAGACTTCTTCTTTCCAGAAGTCTTCCCAGTCTTCTTGCGTGGCGGTGTTGATGTTAATGTTTTGAGATTCTCCTCTAGTTTCTGTTGAGGCGATGATTTCTTCGGCGTAGGTGCGGAGGACTTGGTTGAAGTCTTCTTCTGTGAAGTCGTTGAAGATACTTTCTTTGGGGTCGTTTTCGTCCCACGAGATTGTGAACGTGCCATCGTTTTCTTCTTTAACATCAATCATTAATGTAACCGTTTAACTCTAAGTATTTACGAGTCAAGGGAGTTGGTTCATATACTTCCCACATATTACCACCAGCACATGCAGCAAGAGCATTCATTGTCATGTTCTCAGTTCTACCTGCCCAACCTGCTTCTGCTTCCCATGCCACAACATTCTTAGGATAAGTGCGTTCTGCCATCACACGCCAGATGATAGGAACAGAGTCTTCAGGCATGATGATAGCAATTAAACTATTATCAATAGTTCCTGCCATACAATCTTGTGCAGCGTGCCATCCTTCATGTCTCATCACCATCATGAGTGTGCTAGGATTGCCCATGTAATCCTTATTCAGGAAGAAGTTGTTGCTTACTGTGTGATAGACACCACGATGACCTGATGGGAAATACTTTTCATCTGCAAGGAATACATTCACACCAATTTGATTGAGTGATGTAAGCATATTATGGAACTCACCAGTGACACCAGTGAATTCTTCAGTATTAGGATACTGTGATGAGATGTCAAGCATCGAGAATACTTTTACAACACCATCAGTGCATTCACCTAATAGCATACAACCCATGGCATCCATAGAGTTATATCCTTGTGTGATCTTACTATCATCAGCAAGTGCAACTTGTGCTGTGCTGAGTGATAATGCAGCAAATAGTGTAGGAAGAAGTCGTTTCATGAATTTAATGCAGAATGATCTGCGACAGTGTGTGATAGACGACGCTCAAGTTCAACGTCATTGATATTGTTTCTGAATGCTAGTGCTTGAGAGTCGTGTCGTGTCTGACTCCACATACAATCAATGAGATATTGAACCTCACCGATTGTTAAATCAACACTGACAGTATCAGAATTCTGAGAGGAGATCTTCGGGGAGGAGTTCATAGATTTGATTGCTAGGCATGTTGTAATCTGCTTCATAAAGAATACGAGTGCGCTCTTCTTCTGTCATCTCAGCAGGGTCGATGATGTCGTTGATCACGTTGTTCATTGTGTAACTCTTGTAATTATAACAGTAGAATGGGGCGGAGTCAGGGGTATAGTAGACACTTCATCAAGTGTCACTAAAGATAGGGATGATGTCAGTTTTTACGTGTAGGGTCTTGTTTACGTGCTGCTCCCATGAGCTGGCGTCCTCTAAATTGTAAAAGATCGCTTCTTGGCGTGTCTTCTTGTTTTTCTTTTGCTTTAGATAAACAACAGCGAATTTCATTTTGTTGTGGAGGATAAACTATCAAATTGACATAATGACGACCCCATCTAGAGTGCGCTGACTCAGGAAGTGGGAGGTCAACAAAGCAAATACTAACGTAGTATTCACTAATAAAACTAATGTAACCTGTGGTGCCACGATACTCAACGGGTTGAAGCAATTCAAACATCGTAGAATCTGTCATGCATGTCTTCCATTTGTTGTTTTAGTTCAATGATGTAGGTGGACATTGATGCCACTTTCTCTTGTAAACCTTTGTTTACATCTTGAAGATCTTTGACAAGATCTTTAACCTCATCAGTGAGTGCATCTGCTGCTTCTTGACTGTGTGCCATTTAAACCTCAGGAACTAAAGTGCAACTTTATCTATGTTATCATACGATTCCTTGATTTCATCAACCTGTTTAGTCATACTAGATTCAGTCATGTCGATCAATGGTGGTCCACCATTACCAAAACCACAACCTCTAGTCATATCGCGACGTAATCGTAGAAGATCATTCACACGTCGCTTCATTCTAATAATCTCTTCTGTGCTGTAGAGATAGTCTTTTTGTAACGCTTTGCGTAACATTTTGATCTCTTTTGTCGGTGTCCACATACTAATAACGTGAGGGGATGGTAGTTTCTTGGATGAATTGAGGTTGACCCAGGTCAGCAGTGCCGTCAGGATTACCTATTAGAAATGCTCTAAGAGTCTTTGCTTTCTCCATATTACTACGGTAGTAAGCAATAGTCTCTTCAATCTCTGATAGAATCTCTTCATAACACTGACGAGCAGATGTCTTGTCACATGTGAGATAGTCAGCAACAGCATTAGCAAGACGTTCACGACGCTGCTTGCTATACTCTGCTGCCCAGTATTCTTTGGTTTCCATTAATTAAACTCCTGGTTACGACGGGTGTCTAGGTATGAAATGATCTCGGAACGCCATTCCATCAGTTCATTGTAGCACTCTTGATTGTGAGCACAGTTTCTGAGTTTGGGGTCAGGTTTCAAAACACTTTCATAAAAAAGTCCAAGTGCATCTTTACGTTTTTGATACTTGTTGGTGTCCATGTTATCCTAGCAGTGACAGGTCAGTTTACCACGTATGGTCAGGGAATGCAAACACGTTGCACTCCCGTTATAATTATGCAACCACACTGGTGGCAGGCATACCGTCAACGAATACTGTGTTGACAATTGCTTGGAGTCTCTTGATAGTAGGAGCACCATAGTTCTTGAACACGGGCACTGTCACATAACCAGTAGACTTGCGATACATTGCAACATCACCAGCAGCAATCTTGCCGTTAGCAATATCAGCAGTATCCTCACGATTCATACGAATCACACGACCAATAGTTTGTGCCATCTCAATGACATCAAGTTGACGCAACATCACAGTGTGAGTGAGACCGTGAACGTTGATACCTTCAGACAGGATGCTATAGTGGAAGATGATAAACTTCTTGTTAGGGTCTTTGCCCCATGCATCGAAGGTGTTGAAGAACTCTTGACGATTGACTTTGGTCTTGTTCACATAAGCACCATACTTGCTGGTGATATGCAGCACATCGTAACCACGCTCACGTAATTGATGCATGATATCAGTCTTGAATAACATAGCACCCATGATCTTGCTCGCAGGAGACGCTACAAGCACCTTAGAAGCACTCTTAACGTCAAGTGAGTCTACTACACCCAATAACATGTCACGATCGTTTACAGCAGCATCTGCACCCTTCTGACGAGCATAGTCTACTTCAAAGGGAAGAATTGTAGGAGGAAGGATGCTACCACCTGCAATTAATTCAGGAGCAGGAACATTCTCAAGAACAGAACCAAAGATCTCACCATTGTTCATGCCACGGTTGCTGAAACGAGTGTGCTTAGGTGTTGCAGTAAAGAAATATGATGCATCAGCACTTAGACTGGCAGCAGCAACACCAACAAAGTGATTACGCTGCACAGCATTATGCGCCTCATCAAAATAACAGCAATCGAGCTTGATACCAGCATCAATGATACGTCCGAGTGAATGATATGTTGTGAAGATAATTACATGCTCACCAACATGGTGACACATGCGAGTGAACAAGTCAATGCGATCAGACTTAGTAGTGCTGAAGTGCTTTGTCTCTCCACTATGAACGTGAAGAACATTAGCATTGGTGATAAACTCAAGGTATTCAGACGATAGTTGAGTTGCTAGCATGATGCGAGGAGCAACAACAACAATAGTCTGCGGAGTCTCTGCGGAACAGAGACGCCTCACTACATCCATGATAGCAATAAGAGTCTTGCCGCCGCCAGTAGGCACGATGATCTGACCCTTGCTCGCATTCTCCATGGCATCGAGAGCACGTTGCTGATGGGGACGGAGTTGCATCGGGTCTGTCTTGCGTTGATGCTATTATTATAGAGCATCAGACCGCGCTGGTCAAGAGTCTGTGACAGTTTACAGACTGGTTAGCGGAACGACTGGAAGTTCTTTGCTTCTCTCTTGTATACTAGCACATCTTCGAGCGCACCAGTATCACTGAATACAAATGAGAAGTCGATTTCTTGATCAGTATGATCAATTAGTGTGCGAATCCATGCCGCATCGTCTGCACTAATCAACTCATATGCTTGCTCAATAAGATCAATCCACTTCTCTCTAATCTCAGACTTGGGTCTTTTCTTCTTGCTCCACTTTAGCGAAGAGATCTGCTTCTCTGCTGCATTTGCAGGGAATGCGTATAATCTATTAGTATAGTCACGACGCAAGTGAACAACAATACTACGATCTAGTTTGTTATGTTCAAACCACACTTTGTGCTGTTGGTGTGATATTCTCTCGATAAAACTATACAGTGTAGAATTCTGTAGCAGTTTTGTAATACGCTGAGGAGTATGTGACATTCCAATAGTATTACCATAGGCATCAAATTTAAACTTGCCGATTCTAATTTGGTTGGGTCCAATCCTGTCGAAGAGGTTCAACATCCTCTCTCTAATACCTTCAATTGGATCTAACTCAAGAGATAACTGATACCACTCTTTTCTATCCATGAGATATTCTACTGACATATCAGTAGTTGCTTCTACCTGCTCAATCTCTTCGTTGTAGTAGATCTCAATAAATTTGGTTGTAGACTTTGGAACAAAATAGTCAGGATCAATAAAAGTATATCCTAGGACTTTTTGTAATCTATCAATTTGTGCATTTGTGAAGATTTCTGGATATTGACTATCCACCAGAGATGTGCATTGTGGCCACATCACTGCATGATTGTGCAGCAGTGACTTATCACTCAAGCGATATACTTTTGATACGTCAAGTTCTGCTGCAAACATTATTCGTTATCCGCTAGTAGTTGACCTTGAGGACTGTATACAGCATAGAAGATATAATCTTCTGGTCTGGTGCATGATTCCTGATTAACTGGGAATAGATCCTCACACCATTCCATTGCCTCTGTTACATTATCACAGACAATAAATGTATACTCAGACTCGTGAAGAGCACCGAAAATATCAACTGGTAGTCTGCTTCTATACAGATCATATGATGCATTGATTGCATCAACATCACTGCTGCTGTTCCAACCAGTAGAACGCAGGAAGATAACAGTTTTCTCTTGACGCTTAGCAGACTCTTCAATAAAGTCTTGCAAGTAATCAATAGTGTAGTTTGCGTGTAGCTCCATTTAACTTCCAGGCGATTGTAACTCTTAATGAATTGAATGTTCTAGAGACTTCTTCTGCATAGTGTGTCATACGTCCATTGAAGAATACTGCTTTATTAGGTGCAGGTTCAGCATATGTCCATTTACCATCACTACCTTGGAATGCAGTCTTACCGCCCCAGGTTTGTTCCCACATATGATTTGCATACAATAGGAATGTTCTACAATCATCATAATGACCATCAGTGTGAGGCATTGCCTTATCACCAAATACATGTCCATTTGCATAGACACGTTCTAACTCTAGGTCAGGTTCATTGGTCACGTCTCTAATAATATTTAGGAGATAGTCATTATAAAATTGTTCATCATCTAGTTTCATCTCCCAAAATGGGATGTCATGATTTTTTGATACTGATGCATGACCATAACTCCATTGTGGTCTTGCCATGTCTTGTATGATTTGAGCGAAGTCATATTCACCAAAGACTTGATCATAGATTTCCATATTCTCTAATAAAATTAGTTCTTACTTGTTCAAATGGCACAAGAACTTCTTGTGGTGCATCAGGAAACTCTTTCAATAGTTTCTCAATACTTTTACCAAAGTTGAGAATTTGATGACGCATGAAGAAGTCTTCGATAAGACTAGTTGCCCACATGAGTGCAACACGACGCTTACCAGATGTCACAGGTGCAACATAATGCATATATCCTGTAGGATATACTAATGCCGTGCCTGCTTTTTGTTTAAATTTGAATGGCATGTCACCATCAGTGATCACTAGTTCCCCACCCTCATATTCATCAGGGTCATTGAGGAACAATGTGATACTGTGATGTGCTTTTAGTCCTTGAACAGTAATATTGTCAATGTGTGGATTATACTTTCCACCCTCACGATACTCTGTCAATTGAGGAACTGTCATCTCTTTCACAACGAAAGTAGATCTGAATGCAGTAGCATCATTGATACCCTGCTGAATCAGTTCTAAACTCTTTCTAAACTGTGATGTATGCTGAGACATAACGTAGTTATCCTTGACGGATGTGTCTACATTATTCTCATCACGTTGGGAAACAGTTCCTTGTGTAAACTCTGCCTTGTCGTATAAAGAATTGATATGGGTCAGTTGTTGTTCATTAAGAATCTCACATTCATAAAACATAGTTAGTCGTCCAGGATAAATTGACTGCTATCGAAATCGGGGTAGATTGATTCTACCTGCATTAGTTTGATGATGTCAAGAACTTCTTGCTTGACTCTCTTACTTCCAGATGCTCTCTGCTTAGCATACATGAGTCTGTTGATCATTCTGCTATCAAGGAAGTCAGATGATGCATCATCATCATAGTTTGTCCACTGATCAGAATCATCAGGATCCATGAATGCTGGTGGATTTTCTACACCATCATATAGTTTTCTATAGTTCTTAGGATCAATAGGATAAACCTGATTGTATAGAGTTTTAGCAAACTCTAGTTTGTCACCATATTGTTCTGGCGTAGGAATAGCAATAGATCTAATCTTTGATCTCCATGCAATCCACATTGCTTTCTCGCCTTCATAACTATCATCAACATCAGGAAGCACACGCCAATCACTAGCAGATAGCATCAGTTGCTTCTCTCTAGTTCTCTTGATCCACTTAGATTCAAAGAAGTTGATCTCTTTGTCTAGTGCTTGAGTATTTTTAAGTGCAACATCAGTCTTACGTTTAGCAGCAACAGCAAACAATGCCAGTGCTGTGTTATATACTTGGGTTGCTTGTTCTTGACTGCTACTCTTGAATTGATACTCTTGCCAATATAGAGACTCAGACTTGAAGTCATACTTCTGTCTCTTACGTTGCGCCGCGTAGGTGCCGTCATTATAGAAACTAAAGAAATCAAGAGTATCTTCTTCAGTATGCCAGAAAGTTCCGATCATCTCAAGAAATTTAGTCTTGAGTTCCTCTTCAAACTCCTGTGTCTGCAGTGATGCTGTATTGAAATCCGACAACGTTGTAGCACTGTTAGGTGCTTGCAGGATCGTTTTGTTAATAAGATCCAACTGCAGTAGTGGTTTCCTTATGATTGGTGTGCTTGAGGTCATGCTAGTGCCGTCTTGATATACCATCCCGTCAAGATATATTTATCTCCGTTGAACAGTGTGTTTCCTTTGTGGACGTGTGTCATACCTGCAGGAAAGTATACAACTGTTCCTTTTGTAGGACGAATTCTTCTTTTTTGATACAAGAACTCTGTCTCACCACCCTCACCATCAGGAACATCATTAAGATAAATCATCCAGGTAACTTCTCTACATGCATGTGATGCAGCAGAGTTTTCATAATGCCATTGATGATAACCACCAGTTGGTAGTGTCTTCTGCATCTTAACATCAGCAGAAATCATAGGAACATTCTTTAGTTGTCCAAACTCTGCCATATAATGAACCATACATGACTTCAGGAATTGATTAACCTGATATGTCATGCCTTGGTTAACATAGTTAGCAAGAACAGATTGATCCTTTCTTGTCATGTTGCTACCATACTGTGTAGCACCATTCATGTAGTGATCATCAAAGTTTTCCTGTTGCTCCTGTGTATCACCAAAAGAGAAATCTTCTGGTCCAACAAATGAACCACGCTTGTTCAATAGATTTTCAAACCATCCAATACATTGATCACAAAATGGGGCAGGAACAAAGTTTTCCCATACCCCAATAAAATCAGTAAATTCTGACTTGGTGATGTTTGGATCTTGCATCAACTCAAGTGGTCTCCATTGTTGGACCTTACCAACAGTGGGATCTGCATTATGTGCAATTGCCATATTCTAAATTAGTATGCCTTAATTATATATTTAACTTTGTGGAATGGTGCGATGATAGGAACCTTACGCTGTGGATTCATAGCAGCAGTAGGAATTGGTTTGCTGGTATTGTTCCATGAGAATGTTGCTGGATTGAGTTCGATATCAACACCTGCTCCACCATCTGTCGTGGCATTCTGAGTAAACTTGAGTGAGAATGTAGAGTTGAATGTTGCTAGTCCTTGTCTGAATGCAGTAGCGTCTGAGTTGACGTTACCGTAACTAAAGTCAGTCTGTGGATTAGTAACAGGATCTGTTCCTAGTAAGTGAGAGTGATTTAGTGTGCCAGTGTAGATAGACAGATAGTTATCTATTCTAGCACGAGTTGAGTCTGTGTCAATAACTCCACAGTCACCATTGCCTGGAGT